TTTTAACTTAATCAAAGATGTGTCTCTAGTTGTTACACTAACAATATCATTTTCATTATCTCTCACAATCAACATAACTTATAACTCGGTAAAATACATTGCAAATCGTGATATTGTGTTGAATCAAAAAAATGAAATTGCAAATTCTTCAAAAAACGATGAAAAGAAGCAGTTATTGAAAATAATATTTCAGATCAAAGAATCAATAGTTGAAATTGTCAAAGTATTATATGATTTTAAAAGAGCAGCTGATTTTACACCAAATGTTAATAAAGAAACTGATTCAAAGATGTCTAGAGGTTTTTACATGGAAATCTATGAACCATATAATTCTGTGACTGAAAAATATAAGGCTTTAAGAGAAAACCTTGAGGTAATAGAAGATGGGCATTTTGTAAGTTCTTTGAATGATTTATTGACCTTAATTGAAGTGGTTGAAAAATATATTTCAAAATATTTCTTCCCATATAATAAAAAAGATTTAGTTGAATCAATCAAAAAATCACAAGCAAGTATTCATTTTGATAATGTAAATAGTTTTTTAGAAAAAATCAATGATGAATATAATAAAGTAATCCCCCCTCTTAAGAAAGCAATGAACGAGCAGGGTACCGCACAGGGGGGCAATTAAAAAACACAAGGCAGTTTTTTTGAAAATGTGATAGGGGTATTGAAAATGAAAAAAAAGTATTCAGTAGATATAACTAAAGATGGAACAACTAATGTCCATACTTTAAATATTGATAATGACTTTACACTTTTTAGATACAGACCTGCAAATGAGTATACATTAGATGCATTGGTGAAAAGTGATTTTTGGGTTTCAAGACCTGATTCTTTTAATGATCCATATGATACTAGTTTTGTTGTAGATTCAAAAAAATTAATTGATCATTTATTAGAAAATACAGATGAAGAGTTAATATATACTTACGCTAATCTACGAAATATAAAAAGTAAAAGTAAAAAGAGCATAGCAAACAAATGGATAGAAGATTTGTATAAAGAAAATATGAGTTTTTTTAAGAAACTGTTTCTAGTTTCTTGTTTTTCAGAAGATGTTTCAAATGAAGTTATGTGGGCTCATTATGCTGATAATGGCAAGGGTTTTGTAATTGAATATCATTATAAAGATTTATTGGAAATAAAGAATTCTCATTGTAAGTTAGTAAATGATTTAACGGATCATTTTGTTCAGCAAATAGAAGGATATAAAGAGATATATGGCGATGTTGATACAAAGGATACATCACAATATAATACCTATAGAATTATATATACAAATGACAAGTATGATGCGACAGAAATAATTAAGACTTCTATAGATGTTATGACCTCTATGATTAATATAGAAGGCGCAACATATCTCGATGTTTTGAAAGAATATAGAGCAAAGGGGATAAATATATTCGATCCTAAAAAACAGAAAACTATTTCTGACTCAATTGTCTTTACAAAAAAGAAGATATGGAACTATGAAAAAGAATGGAGATTATTATTACCTAATCTATTGGTCGACGTTACGAAAGCAGAAAGGCAACATTATAATGTAGGAAAATTGATGCCTAAAGCAATATACTTAGGTGAATACGTAAATTTAAGTACTAAGATTAATGTTTATAATTATTGTTATACAAATGGAGTCAAATTATATCAAATGTTCTCTAAAATGAAGAAGAAAAGTTATGGTTTAAGTTACTATGAAATCTCAAAAACAGAGATGATACAGTTTCTAGATAAGGTTGAGTAGAATTATGATTAATACAGAATACGAGCGACTCAAGTCGCTTTTTTCTTTAGTCGATGAGTCAAAGACAGAATTAGTAGATAATTTAATTTATCAAGCTGCATTTATGAAAGTGGAACTTGATAAGTTACAACAGCAAATTAAAAAGCATGGTGCTGTTCAAGTGTCATCAAAAGGCACTCAACGTCAAACTGAAGCAGCCAAGTACTACACCAAACTTGTGAATTCTTATGGCACAGTGATAAAAACTTTAAATACCATACTTGGAACACAAGTAGATGATGGAGATGATGCATTTGATGAATTTCTTAAGAGAGCAAATGAATGAACTATTTAGTCGAGTATTACAATGAAATTGAAAATGGAAACATCATCGTAGGACAGGAATTAAAAGCTGAACTGGATCAACTTATACAAGACCTGGATAATCCGGATTATATATTTGATGAGAAACCGGGGAAACTTAGAATAGATTTCATTGAAACTTTTTGTAAACACACAAAGTCACCATTCAATGGGATGCCATTTATCTTAGAGTTATGGGAGAAAGCATTACTTCAAACAGCCTATGGATTTAAGATGGCTGATTCAGGATTGCGCAGATTTAATGAAGTTATTTTACTAATTGCCCGTAAGAATGGTAAGACAACATTTGTTGCTGGTATCGATTTAGCTGAGTTCTTTCTATCAAGTGGTGGTGTTGATATTGTATGTGCATCGAATACGACAGAACAAGCCAACATCCTATTTGAAGAGATCAACAACATGAGAGAACAGTCTCCTGCACTTTCAAAAGAGACGAGAAGCAAAAAGAATATCTTCCACATCTATTCTCCAAAAACAAAGAACAAAATTAAGAAATTATCAGCTCAATCCAGAAATAAGGATGGATACAATATCGAGGTTGGTTGTATTGATGAAGTTCACGAGATGACAGATTCAAAAGTATATGATGCAATTAAACAATCACAATCAACTAAAAAAGAACCACTTATATTTATCATCACCACTGAAGGTACTACTATCAGTGGTTTTTTAGATAGTAAACTAGACTATGCACGTAAGATGCTGAAAGGTGAGATTCATGATGAAAGAGTTCTTCCCTGGTTATATACACAAGACTCAACTAAAGAAATCTATGAAGATCAGGCAACGTGGCAAAAATCAAATCCTAGTATCGGAGTAGTAAAGCTTAGTCATTATTTGGAAGATGTAATGAATAAATCTAAACATGATCTATCCACAAGGGTTACCATGCTTTGTAAGGACTTCAATATCAAACAAACAGATAGTGGATCGTGGTTATCATTTGATGATCTAAACAATGAAGATATATATTCAATGGATGAATTAAGAGATTCATATGCAGTAGGTGGTGTGGATCTATCATCGACTACTGATTTAACAGCTGCTGTTCTAGTAATCCAAAAAAGAGATAGCAATAAAAAGTATGTTATTCCACATTTCTTTATGCCAAGTGAAGTGGTAGAAAAAAGAATCAAAGAAGATAATGTTCCATATGATATTTGGATAAAGAAAGGTTTTGTAACTTTAACAGAAGGTAATCAAAACGATTTTAGCTTAGTAACTCAATGGTTCATGAAGATGATACAAACTTACGGGATCAGACCTTTATGGGTTGGCTACGATCCCTGGAACTCACAGTATTGGATAAAAGAGATGGAAGACTTAGGATTTAACATGGATAAAGTTAGACAAGGTATTTACTCATTATCTGAACCTATGAAAATCCTTGAAGCTGACTTAAAGAATAACTTAGTGAACTACAATAACAATCCTATTCTTAAATGGTGTCTATCTAATACCCAAGCTAAAGTGGATTTGAATGGAAACATTCAACCATCAAAATTGAACTCAAAGTATAAACGTATTGATGGGACTGTAGCGTTAATCATTGCTTATGTTATTTTAAACCGATACAAAACAGATTATGAAAATATGATCTAGGAGGTGCATGATGGGTCTTATAAAAAGAAAAAGTAAAACTGGATCATTTGATGCACTCCAGTTAATTAGTAATTTAAATACATTTTATACACCCTTTGGAACAAACATTTCAAAAAGTGATGTGGTTAAGATTTGTATTGATCGAGTAGCTAGCCAGTGTGCTAAACTCAAACCAAGATTTATCAAAACCGAAAATGACAAGACAGTGACTGAGAAAAAAGGTAGGCTGTCTTTTCTTTTGAAGTATAAACCAAATGAGATAATGACACCTTATGACTTTATCTACAAAACGATCACGTTGCTATTGCTGAATGATAATGCATTTGTATATTCGAAGTTCGATAAAGATACTGGAGAGTTGAAAGGTATCTATCCATTAAGACCGATAACTGTCGAAATCATAATCGATAGTTCAGACTCCTATTTCATAAAGTTTTTATTTGATAATGGAGAGTCATATATTTTACCTTATGACAATATCATTCATTTAAGACGCCATTTCGGACAAAATGATATCTTTGGTGGTAATGGATCAACAGGAGATCACGAAGCAATTCTTAAAACGATATCTATAAATGATAGTTTACTTCAAGGAATTGATAATGCGATTAAATCTTCAATGCAAATCAAAGGTATCTTGAAGATGAATGGAATGTTATCAGAATCAGACAAGAAGAAACAACGAGAACTATTCGATGCTGCACTATCTGATTCAGTAAACTTAAAAAGCAGTTCAATTATTCCGGTTGATTTAAAGAGTGAATACATCCCACTCAATGTTGATCCTAAATTGATAGATAAGGATACACTTGAATTCTTACAAGCTAAGATATTAGACTACTTTGGTGTGTCAGTACCAATCTTTACTAGCAAATATACAGAAGATGAATATAACTCATTCTATGAGTCAACGATAGAGCCTTTAGCTATTCAACTTAGCGAGGCTTTTTCTATAGGTTTACTTACCAATAACCAGTTGGAGCGTGGTGAAGAGATTATCTTTTATAGTGAAAGATTACAATATGCTTCATGGAATACAAAAGTTACTGCAATTGAAAAACTCATGAGTCTTGGAATTATGTCGCTTAATGAATCAAGAGCACTATTAGGATTAGAACCTATCGAAGGTGGAAACAAACGACTACAATCATTAAACTTTGTGGATGCGGATAAAGCAAATCAATATCAGGTAGGAACGGAGGAACCTAAAGATGAAAATAACAGTTAATGGAAAGATATCAGAAGAAGCCTTAAAGGTTATCTTAGATACACAAAAGAAGAAAACGATTATCATTGATGATTATTGTAAGAAGGAAAAACTCGAGTCTCTTTTCTATAAAGACTCAGAACTTGAATATGAATATCAAAAACAAGTAACACCTAAACCTAAGAAAGTGGAGACCAGAAATAATGATAAAGGAAACTAGACTCGCAGATGTCACGCTTCATGAAGAAGAAGACAAGATGATATTAGAAGGCTATGCACTAGTCTTTAATAATGAAACATTAATCGGTGATGAAGAATATGGTTTCATTGAAGAAATCGATTCAAGAGCACTATCAGAAACAAAAATGAGGGATGTTCCTATGAAATACAATCATATGGACTCCTTTTTAATTTTAGCAAGAACAAGAAACCAGTCCCTTCAATTATCAGTTGATTCGCAAGGACTAAAAGTCCGAGCTGAATTATTAGATACGAATACAAACCAGGACATCTATAAAATGGTAAGAAGTGGTTTGTTGGATAAGATGAGTTTTGCTTTTACGGTTGATGAACAAGTATGGAATCGTGAAGGTAGAATTCCAAAGAGAACTATTACAAAAATTGAAAGATTGTATGATGTGTCGGTTGTGGATACTCCGGCATATGATGCAACTTCCATATATGCTCGTTCTTTAGAGGCTATGGAGTTAGACCTAAAGGCTATGGAGTTAGTAGAGCAGGAACAAAAATCAAGCATTATCAAAAAGCGTATCAAAATCAAATCACAAATCTAAAAGGAGAGAAAAATCATGAATTTAGAACTTAGACGAAAAGAAATCGAGTCAAGACTGACTGAAATCAGAGGTCTTGTCGATAATGAAACAGATATTACCAAACTAGAAGCTTTTGAAACGGAAACGACTGAGCTTCAAGAAGAAAGAAGCGTTATTGATAAGAAAATGGCGATTGCTAGTAAAACAGAAATCAAGCCAATCGTTATCGATAACAGAACTAAAATTGACAAAGAAAAACTAGAACAACGAGCTGCTAACCTACGTGAGAGTCGTGTTATCCAAGTATCAAGTGAAGAAATCTTACTACCTGATCACACTGCTTCAGGATTAGATCCATTACCATTTAGACAAGTTTCAACGCTTGTTGATCGTGTTAATGTAATCAATTTGAACGGTGGAGAAACATACAAGAAATCATTTGTTAAGAGCAATGGTATTGCTGGAACCACACTTGAGGGACAACCTTATAGTGAAACAGAACCAGCATTTGGGTACTTGACTATTTCCAAAGTGAAGATTACTGCTTATACAGAAATCACAGAGGAACTTGAAAAATTGCCTGCTATTCCTTATCAAGCAGAAGTATTACGTAATATCAACATCTCATTGAAAAAGAAAATCAGTGAACAAATCTTACGTGGTGCAGGAACGACTAATACATTCACAGGAATCTTTAGCGATGCAGCAGTAGCGCTTGCAGATACTACACCACTTGAAATCGAAGCAATTACGGATTCAACATTAGATGATATTGTCTTTGCATATGGTGGAGATGAAGAAGTCGAAGGTGGAGCAGTTCTTATCTTGAATAAGAATGACTTACGTGCATTTGCAGGACTTAAAACGCCAGAAGGTAGAAAAGTGCATACAATTGATTATGTCAATAAAACAATCGATGGTATTCCTTATATCATCAACTCAAACTGTAAAGCTATCTCAGATAGTAATACAGTAGCTGGAGAATATGGTATCGCTTATGGTGCTCTTACAAACTATGAAGTACCTGTGTTCTCACCAGTCGAAATCGGTAAATCAACGGATTACAAATTCAAAGACGGAATCATCAGCTACAAAGCATCAGTATTCACAGGTGGTAACGTAGTAGGTTATAACGGATTCCTACGCATTAAAAAGAAAGCAGCTGCATAATAGTAGCTTAGACTAAATTAAGAAAGGATTGATCTCATGGCAATTTTAGATATTGTGAAAAAAGCATTGCTTATCCCCGAATCAGAATCATATGCTGATGATGAACTATCAACTCACATTAGTAGTTGCAAAGCATACCTAACGAGCTGTGGGATTGATCCTTCTTATATACATGATGAATCGAATCTAATGGTTAGTACATTAATCATAATTTATGTGAAGACATTCTTTGGTTTTAAGAATGATGGGAGTGCAAAAGAACTACCTAAAACATTTGATATGTTGGTAGGACAGATTGCGTTAACAAAAGGAGCA